CGTAAAGCCTCCGAAATATTATCCGAAAGAGGGCCGCCCCTCCAACCGAAAATAGGTCAGCCCTCAATTGCTTGCGCAGGGCCGACGCGATTTTAGGCCGAAGGGGCTACAGCCCTCGCTGTCGTGTGTTAGAGTCGATAGCCACCACGCATAGGGGTAGAACGCGAGTTCCTGCGATTGCTCCCACTTGTGCGTTTGAACAGTTTTCGGCTCCGACTGCGTTTCATACGTTTTCGTCTCATTTGAGATCCTCCATCAGCTGAAAGAGTTCTTTGGTTTCGGCCTCATTGAGGCCACTAGTGGCACCTTTACGCTGAAGATGCTCAAGTTTACGGTTCTTCCAATTAGGATAAATACCAGGAGTTTTCGACGACTTACTCGACGTTTTGAGCAGCTTGCTCGACGTCCCAGTAGGACGCACCATACTCGTCGCCTTATGAGCCTTAGCTTTAGTGAAAAAGTTTTTTATTCCAGAAAACCAACTTTTCCCAGTATTAGCCAATCCACCAACCAAAGCCGCCGCTTCACTACCGGCGCCCGTTTGGTTATTAAGCCTTGAAGCATCAGTAAAATCCTTCATCCACTGGGGCATATTGTTATAGAAATCCAACATATTGCGATCCAGAGTCGCAGACACATTAGCCCGAGCAGTATTAGCAGCTTGCAAAGCAGAAGAAGCACCACGCGAAATCCCCGCTGACATGTCGGGAAGCGAAGGTGCCGAGCCGGTGGGCGTTGAAGCGCCTTTACCACCGGCAGAAAGAATAGGGTTAAGCCCAGCCGCACGCAGGTCTGCAACCTCGCGTTGGTGGGCAGTATTAGACATCCGTTCTTGAAATTTGCGATTAAATGTCGCTTCATCGGAGGCCTGTTTAGCAGTAAGAGCAGAAGCACCAAGACCACCAAGAGGCGAACCAATGGCTTTATTCACAGTACCTAATACTTTTCCAAAGAAACCCATAATACCTCCTAGAAATGATCGACGAGGCCAGGCACGCTATAAACGGGCATCGGTCTAGTAGCAGAAATGTTGAAGTACGCATCGAATGTAAACGTTGGTTCATCCACAACGGCCACAACACGCTCAATCGGCATGTTTTCTTCGATGAAATCTTGATTAAGGACGGGTAAGGCCTCGAAATCTTGAGACAAATGCCACACATCGAGACTAGTGGGATCAACCGAACGCATCTTCCCAGTAATAAGAGAAGGAGCGTAACGGTATTCGGCCCATCGTTCCTGATAACCGAACACATCGAGATCCGCAGCAGTATTCTGAGCGTAGATTTCCTGATTTAAAACGGCCTGCTCCCCCAAATGGGACAACGCGGGCCAGAAGAAATCGTACTTCGTCGAACGAGTCCACATTTTATTCAAAGCGGTCTGGTAAGTAATATCGGCCCGGATTTGTACAAAACCAAATACGTAACCATGCTCCACGAATGACTTCGTGAAACCGACTCCGGATTGGGCATGATAGCCAACCGCACCAAGAGTACCGAGAGGAGTACCCGTCTCTAAAGATTGAGTAGTTTGAGCCACAGGAGTAACCTGGATAGAACGAGAACCGCCGCCAAGGTATTCCGGACGTTGAAGGCGAGAATCCGGGCTATTCACGAGAAAATGACTCTTGATTATCTCAGTATACCTCGAACCTCCACGGGCATCACGCTCGAGCAGCTTTTGAAGTTGGAAAGTTTCTCGAAGCGAGTTGATCGTAGGGCCTATAGCTTTACTCAAATCAGCAATCAGCCCAGAGGCGCTTGCTGTAGTCGTAACGCCCATAGCTGCATGCTGAGTGGAATGTTGTTGATATTGCGTCAAGTCACCAAGCGGAACATTATAATGTCCAGTCCCGAACTCCGCATAAGAACCACTTGTCGCCAGACCAAAGCCAGGTCCGCTACCATCAAGAAAACCAAGGCTGTTACCATCACCCAGGACAGGAGCGGAAGTACCTAAAGGCAACTCAACACCAGGACCCTTTTGAGGCCAAGGAAGACAAGACGTGAAATAGTCGTGGCGTTTACCACGTTTCACTAATTGATAAGCCAGTATATTGTCTGGCCCATCATCAGTCGGTTGACGACGAGAGTCACACAGGTTTTCATCACGAAACCACTCATCATAAATCAAATTGTACCCGCGGAAGGGCAGGGCATTCACGGTAAGGCCGGGCACGCCCGTAGGGAGGCCGAAATAATCGGCCATGGAACCGATAGCGAAACCATCGGTAATATCGGCCTGAACCGTAGGGATTTCATAGTCTACCGAATCACCGGGATTTAATTGTTCACCCATGAACTTCTGGAAGTTATCCCAAACCAGACGATTCGGAACGAAGAAGAAAAAGAAATCCATGAACATGTTATCCATGATCGGAACGATAGGGGTGTTAAGTCGGGCAATCGACGAGAGTTTCACATTGAAAGTATCTCCAGGGAGAATCTCGTCGACATAAATGGGGTAAATATAATCAGGGTCAAGCGTGGTCTTGTACCCATGTGACCGCTTGAAGGTTGAACGCTGGATGTTTGCAGAGGGAATTCTCGAGAATTCATGACTCATGACAGACTTTTGTTTATGTCGTTTGAATGGCATTTCTGGCCCTTTCGGAAGTAACGGTGTCAGTCCGCACAGTTAATATCAAGTAGGTGAACTGTGAACGGCCCTACTCGGGCTTCGCCGAGTCAGGTCCGGGAGCCGCTACAAGCGGCATAGAAGCCTCTTTAGGAGGCGTAGCAGGAGTTGGGCCTGGAGAGTCAGGCATTGGGCATAAACCCAGCTCTTGGGCCTCTGAGAGGTTCTCAGGGTCATCCAGGAACGAGAGCAACTGCCCAGGATCGTTGTTGAACCGAGTCCGCAAATACGAAGGGAGCTTCGCGAAGTCGCTTTCCGCGTCAATAACGCGGTTTTTCATGTCATGGAAGTCAGTAGCATTAGTGAAATCACCATACTGAGCCTCCTGCGCATTAGATTCGAGAAAACCCGTAACACGGTATTTCTTCATGACGTTATTAATATCAACGTCGTTCTTGTGGTGACCTTCCACCACGCTGCCGGCATCAGTGATGAACGATACACGCCGCGAGCCATTCGCTCGCTTGTCAATTACTTTTTGCATCTTATGCCCTTTCAAATGAAAAGAGGGGGCAACGTAACAAACGCAGCCCCCTATGGTTAGAATCAGCAGATAAGAGAACAATCTCATCAGGCTGGGACTCCGACAAGGTCCACGAAATCAATAACGTGGGTTTTCTCACTATGAGGGCACGTATAGGCATTTTCGTCATCATACGTGCCGATTTCCCACAGCTCATAGTCACCTGGATGTTTACCATACTGATGATCCGGGTTATTAGCCAGCTCGCCAAACGCTCGACAGGCAACGCCGGTATTATGCAAGAAGACAGGGGGATTGTAGATTTTCGCTTTTTTGTCAAACACAGAGTACATTTTAGTCATCATTTTCGTAAGTCCTCACTAACCGAGATAGTTTTGATTGCAACACCTTCTCACGAACGCGAAGGCGAGCACCTGTATTATCGTCAGAATTCAGCATACAATCCAGCTTTCTCTTATTCTTAACTTTGAGAAAGTCCTCTGGATGGCTTAATTCATACATATTGTCGTAAAATCGAGGCGCTTTGAACGATTTTCCTCCCGAAGTTACAAAGTCTTTCGGGTACACGGAGGAAGGGTTTTTTTTGAACCAGGACGCGGCGATCCCTGGCCGACGAGACATAGTCGTGTATTCCGGTTGGAGTTGGTATTCTTCCCCGGTCTGTAGGTCGTACCGTTTGTAATAATCTTCGGCGAGCTTCCCGTTCATTTTCTTCAGGATATAGCGAGCGACGTAGGCAGCAGAGTCGACAGTTACATGACCTACCATTGAATATCCGAACGGCCATAATTTCTCCAATTCTTGAGAGCGGTAGTAGTGATTTGTACCCCGACTTTCGAGAAGTACCTTGTCAGGGAAATCAAAGTTAAATATACAAGCGTGGTGGTGAGGGCGAGAATATTTAGACCCATACTCACCACAATGAAAGTACCGAATAGGGTAGTGATGCTCAGTGGAGTCGAGTTCATCGGGGGTGACAACATAGCCAGTACCTTTCGAGACAGGTTGTAAACCTTCAAAACGTTTGCGAAGACGTTTCATAAAGTTTTGGAAGTCAGACTTAACTAAAGTTCCACGAGAGTTGATAGTACCCTCGTTAAAAGTAAGAGTAATAAAACAGTTATTGTCATAGAGAGAGCTTTCATGGATACAGCGGATAGCCCATGATTTAGAACGATCCATCCGGCAACCGCAACAATTAGAGCAAGGGAGAAGAAGAGTTTCAAAAGGGCAGTCAGATACATCAGAATGGTTAAAGCAAATCACAGACTTGCCATTATCGGTTTTTTTATTGATTGCCCGGTAGGCTTTGATTGGGTGATAACAAGTCATCGTAAAGCCTCCGAAATATTATCCGAAAGAGGGCCGCCCCTCCAACCGAAAATAGGTCAGCCCTCAATTGCTTGCGCAGGGCCGACGCGATTTTAGGCCGAAGGGGCTACAGCCCTCGCTGTCGTGT